AGTAAGTCAATTTACATGCGCAATCCAGCGTTTTGGACTGGCGATCAAGTGACGCTTACTTGCGAAACTGGTCTTCCCATTGATAGTGGATCTGACGGTCCTGATGCTCCTGATGGCTATGCCATGTATTTCGGCGGCGACTGGACACTTGGCACCAACCGCGACCATATCACTAACGACAGCAGCGCCTTCTACGCGAGCGATGGTGACCCGTTCTACATGCGCCCCTCCGAGAGCGGCCTGACGACCAGTGCCAACTACTTCATCTACCGCGACAAGCTGGATCGGCTGAGCTTCTATACCACCCGCTCGGCCGCCTTGAATGGCAGCACAGCAGATCGCATCACGCTGTACCGCATTGATTTCAACGGTCTGATCGTTTCAGCGACAGGCTCGACGGAATACCAAAACGCCATCGCGCTCTGCGCTGGTGATGTCGGCGACTACCGGTTCAGCGACACGCAGGATGAGGTGACCCTGGAATCGATCTGCGAATTTGCGCCAGACTACGTGGACCCACCCGCGTGGATCACCGAGTACGACAACGCCGACCTGACGCCGCGTTACTTCGTCAATGCCGGCCCTGACGGGACGCTATGGACGGTGCAGGCCGAACTGTCGGAATGGACATTAAATTTGTCGGCGCCTGAAGTTGATACCACGGCAGTGGGCGAACGCTTTGGCAACTCAGTGAAGAGTATTGTTACTGGCGGCGGTTCGATGGACTTTTTTGTGGAACGTAAAAACCTTGGTGACACCGAGCGTGACTCGACTGCCCTCATGCATTTATTGTTTCTCACGGAAAAAGGCTGCAAAGCGGATGCGCAGTTCTGGATGGTGAAAGATCGTAACGAAACAAACACTCTGCTTCCTGGAGATTTATACTATGAAACGCAGCTTCTAGTGACTAGTATTGCAATCAACACTCGTGCTCCTGAAATCATCGCCGGAAGCCTGAATTTTGTTACCGTAGATGAAATCGCCTTGAGAATGGGAACAAATTGAGCGGCTATAATTACAACATAAGCAAGCATTGAGATGAGCAAGATCGTTCGCGGCGGGCAGTCCGGCTCACTGGACAACATCAATAGCTCCCAAGGGACATTCCGCACGCAGATCTCGGCGCTCACCGATGCTGTGCGTCAGCTCGGAGGAAATCCCGAGATCGGCTCTGGCGCGGTCGTCAACGATCCGCTCTCGGCGCCTTATGTGCTCTACGTCAACCCGTACACGGGGAAGGACACCTTTGTAGGCGGTAACTACAGCACCAGTGGCGATGCCACCAAGCGAATCGAACTGCAGCGCCTGGAGTGCGGCTACACCGAAGCCAGGCCGTTCAAGACGATCAACCGCGCCATCATCGAAGCCGGCATCATCACGGCCAAGAGCTTCTACACCAGCCCGCTCACCAACAACGATCTGGTGAGCATCGTTGTGGCGCCTGGCGCTCAGACCGTGCTCAATGGCACAGGGCCTGGTTCTGTCAGTGAATGGGCCGCCACCAAGGAACCAACGAACGCTGAACTGCAGGCCTTCAACCCGAGCACGACCGGAGGCATCCTGCTGCCTCGTGGTTGCAGCCTGTGCGGATGGGACTTGCGCAAGACGATCATCAGGCCCGAGGCTGTGCCTGCTGTTGCTGACGAGGCTAGTGATGCCAGTAACCGCCGTTCGATCTTCAAGGTAACAGGCACTGGTTACTACTTCGGCTTTACGTTCATGGATAAAGCTGGCAGCACCGCCAGCCATCACCTGCTGCATTGCTTTGAATTTGCCAGCCAAAGCGAACTGGATGAGTTCTATACGAAGATCCGCCAGGCGTTCGGTGGTGCTAATAACACAGGCGGCCTGGATAATGCACTGGCTGTCACCCGCAGCTCTGAATATGAAATTGTTGGTCCGCAACCTGTCGGAACACTACCCACAATTACTACTGATACAACCCTATCAGCCAGTCCTTATATCTTCAACTGCAGCATCCGGTCTAATTATGGACTCTGCGGAGTGTTTGCAGATGGTGCCAAGACCTCGGGCTTTCGCTCGCTTGTGCTTGCGCAGTTCACAGGCGTCAGCCTTCAGCGTGACCTTGCCTGCTGGCAAAAGTATGTAGCTAGCCAGGCTCCACGATGGGGGAATTACTTCTCTAACTATGACGACTACATCGCTACGGATCCTGACGACGTTCGGATGCACCCGTCACGACGCAGTTTTCATATTAGAGCCGCCAATAATGCTGTCATCCAAGAAGTCTCTGTTTTTGCCATTGGTCAAGGTATTCACCATTGGTGCGAAAGTGGCAGTGATGTAACAATTACCAACAGCAACAGCAATTTTGGAGGATGCGCCGCCCTGGCCGAGGGCTATAAAACATACGCCTTCCAAGCTGACACTGGATGGAACGTTGGTCGTATCCGTGTGGCCACGAACCTCGCCGACAAACAAAACAATGTTCGAAAGGTGTATATTGGAAAGATTGATGATTCCGTTGCTAATAACGCGACAGCAATTAAACTCACTCAGGATCTTGAGCCTGGCACGGATAATTCGGCAGTACCTCGAATCCTTGATCGGGAGGGCTACAGTCTTCCGTCTAGTTCATATATTTGGGTGGAAAACAACCGTGGGAAAGACTACCGCACACTCTTGCCTTCTAGCGCATGGAGCAGTGGCACTGCTGATACGATCAATGTAAGTGGAATCTTTCAGAACGAAGATGGCATAAAACCCGGAGACCCTATTATTAACAGCCAAGGTTATGATACCGGCCAAAAGTGGCCTAGCCTTGCCGGCGCTCGAATTTATGTTCGACGTTTGCAGGATGTGCGCACTGCAGACGAACGCCGTTTTTCCTTACGCTGCAACAATTCAATTGCAGGAGCCCGTACTCCTGTGCGGGATTACGCCATTCAAACAACAGCAGGCAGCCCAGGAATTTCGGGGCCCATTCCAGATAGCGCGATCCTAACGGTTTCCTTCTCATCAAACATCTCAACTGAAGAATCAGGAGTTGTTCGTTCAGCTAACATTGAGCTGCGGCGCAGCAATGCTTACAATTCTTGGGCGCCTAACACTCTGTACCGAACTGGCGACCTTGTCACTATAGATAGCAAACACTATTCTTGTACAATCAAAAACAGTGACGCCACCTTCAACCCAACCAAGTGGGAAGAAGCATTCGTCCACATGGAGGACTCATACAACTCAGAAGACTACTGGAAAAACACTCAGCCCACAATTATTTTCGACAATGATACTGATGGATCTGATGCATCAACCACTTGTGGGTACAACCTTCAGACAGTTTGGAGCACAAATGCTGCAATCCAGAGTCAGTACAGGTCATCTAGTGACTATCGGGGTTTGCATTCCTTTCTTATAAGCATTGGGTTTAGCTCTGCTGACGCCCATACCATTCTTTTGCCGAGGGCGACTACTGACCGAGAGCGCAATCCAAGTTCTGCTCTAGATGGCATCGCATCACCTGGCGGAGCCGCGACTGCTTGGGCGAACTGGGCAGTCGAATTTCGCAGGCCAAGTAATATCCGACTTTTTGGCCATGCTTGGGAGTGGAGCGGCTACCTGAACTACACCAAAGCGGTTCCAGCTTACCAGAAAGAACTTGGTCCCTTGAACAAGTTTACTTATTATTTCACTGGTAAGAACGGTGGCCGAGTTTATGGCAGCGGGTTTAACGAGGAAGGTTTTCTTGTCACTCCTCAGGGGTTGCAAGATCTGGCGACTGGCGTTGATGTCTCATTTGAAAGTATTGCTGATGCTGATGTACCAATCGACGAACTAAGCTTCCCGACCTTTTATGACGCGCTAAATGTCAATACGCTTACAGTTAACACTCAGCTTAATCTTAGTGGCACTGTTAATGGCACGCCTACGTGGCAAGGAGGGTTTGGCGGTGTCCTTCCTGAATTACCCGCAGCATCAACATCGCAACGTGGTGTTATTGAAATTGCCACGACATCAGAAGTTCAAGAGTTTTTGCGTGATGATCTTGCGGTTACGCCTGCTACATTGATCCAAGCCCTTGGTGATGCCATTAAGTCTGTTGTTAACTTAAGAATTAGCCTATCAAGCAGTAGTTCAGTGCCTAGCACTAACCAGCTCAATTCCACCAATATCTACATCCATCCCTATAATGGCAACGAGCTAGCGCTTTACAGCACTGCATCTCTGCGCTGGCAAGTCGTCCGGTTTAGTGGCATCCAAACCTTTAGCCTGTCCTCGGCAAATGCTGCGGATACAAACTACGACATTTACATCTATAATAGTGGCACTGCAATTTCTCCAAACCTTGCTGTAGAGTATGTCCCATGGCAAAACGACGCAACGCCACCGACTCGTGGCAGTCAGGATGGCGTTATAGTCAAAGCGAACAGCCCAGGTAGCCGCTTGATCGGCGTGGTCCGCACCACGTCTCCAGGAACTTCTACTATTGATCTCGGTGGCGTTATCACAGGCGCTAATAGTGCCAATTACCCACGAGTGTATTTGGCAAACTTATTTAATCTGTACGATACCAGCGCGGTATATTTCTTTGGAAACTATTGGACCACTACAACCGCAGGATGGGCCACTGCACCATCTTCCGTTTATCCAACTGCTCCGCGTATTAGTTTTGTGCAAGCGACAGAAAGTCTTGTGACCGCTTTCCTTGATATTTATTCTAACTACAGTGGTCTAAACTGGTATACAGACTATTCAGTTGTTTATGTTGCTCCTGGGATTGATTCCACCAGTTCTCCCCCGCCAGACGCATTTTATGGCGAAACAGTTGAGCAAAACCAAACGGTAGGCTCTCAATGGGCGCGTCCGTTAAGCCCAGGAAAACACGACATTTATTATTTGTATCAATTGGGGTCTCTAGGTTCTGTTTCTATTAACCTTGTCAACGAACACCCTGCTCACGGTTCAATTGTGGTCGTTAAGGTGTGATTATAAGGCGATTCTCCGTCCAAGCAAGTTCGATGCCAGCGGCATGAAACGAACCTCATTAAATTACCGTGGCCAGCCAAATTCTGCCTAGACTTGAGACAAAAGCGGTGGCTGGTATAGCCACTCGTACTCGGGGGCACCCTCATGTCACTTCAGCACATCCTTAAGAACAGCAGCATATCTGGCAAGGAGCCCTTAGCCAGTCAGCTTGCTAATGGTGAGCTATCAATTAACTATCACGCTGATGGACCGTTCCTTTGCTGCAAGGACACTGCTGGCAACGTAAGGCGTGTTGCTGGCGTATGGGTATCGGCGACGGCCCCGAGCACGCCATTTCCTGGTGAGCTATGGCTTGATACCAGCATCACGCCGTCGCAGTTGCGAGTGTACAAAGACACCACGGATCATTGGGTGTTTGCTGGGCAAGTCAACCCAGCTACGACTACCTACGCCGGGGTGGTGCAACTTGCCACCAGTGGCGAAACCCAAGCCGGCACCAACGTCACAAGTGCGGTAACGCCTGCATCGTTGCAGAGCAAGATCAGTGACAGCACGAGCACGGTCAGCTCCACCACCATTGCATCTAGTACGGCGGTCAAGAGCGTCGCAGACACGGTAAGCCTGGCGCTACCGAAGAGTGGCGGAACCATTACAGGCGTCTTGGAGATCGGCAATACAGGTCAGCTTCGCTTTGAAGGCAGCAGCAACGATGCTTTTGAGACCACGCTTGCGGTTGAGAATCCAACTACCACAAACACGATCACACTGCCCAACCGCACAGGCACTGTAATCACCACTGGTGACACGGGAACCGTCACGAGCACGATGATCGCTGATGGCACGATCGCCAATGTTGACATTAACGCAAACGCCGAGATCGCTGTAAGCAAGCTCGCCGATGGCGGATCTCGTCAACTGCTCCAGACCGATGCCGCTGGCACAGGAGTCGAGTGGACGAGCAATGTAGACATCCCGGGAACATTGGATGTCACAGGCGCAACGACGCTGGATTCAACGCTGAGCGTACCACTGGGTAGCGCTGCAGCACCAAGCATCAAATTCGCTGGCGATAATTCTGGCATCTATAGCCCTGGTGCAGATCAGGTAGCAGTTAGCACTGGTGGTGCTGGGCGGTTGTTTGTCGACAGCTCCGGCCGCCTGTTAGTTGGCACGTCCTCAAGTTCTGGCGATTCAAACTTATTACAAGTAAGGAATGACTCCTCGGGGTTCTGTTTTGGCGTCTATAGGTCAGCAGATAACTCGAATCCACCACGCTACGTAATGTATAAATCGCGTGGGTCTTCTGGATCTCCTGCGGTTGTACAAAGTGGGGATTCTATTGGCGATATTGAGTTCAAAGGTTACGACGGGACAAATTACTTAACAAGCTCCCGAATATCCACGGTTGTTGACGGCACCCCCGGCGCTAACGACATGCCAGGCAGGCTTGTCTTTTCTACAACTGCCGATGGATCAGCAAGTCCAACAGAACGAATGCGCATCGACAGCTCTGGCCGCGTAGGGATCGGGACGAGTAGTCCGGGGACTAATTTTCACGTTGTTGGTACGAGTTTATTTAACGGGACTCAATCGGCGCTTTGCAACAGTACAACTGGCTCGTACATTACATTCCAACACAATGGTACGTCGATTGGCGATATTGGGACCGGCAATCAAATCATTTCTGGGGGAACCTTAAGCGATTTTGCATTAAGTTCACGGGCTACGGGTTCCGTTGTTTTTGGTATTAACGCCACCGAACGGATGCGCCTCACAGCCGATGGCCGGCTGGGGATTGGAACGAGCAGTCCTGGGTATGCGCTTGATGTTGCAGCCGCAGACGCAACAGCAAATACAGGTTATGCGGCAAGGATTCGGGCCAATACAACCGCTGGTGCAGGCGCTCTTCAGTTTACGGATTCAGCCGCAACAGCACAGTACGGCTTGCTCGTTTTCGGGCAAAATGGTGTTGGCACTCTTCAAGCAGATGGAGCTTCAAGTGCTCTGATATTTAGTACTAATTCCACCGAACGCCTCCGCATTGACAGCTCCGGCCGCGTGGGGATTGGAACGGGCAGTCCTGCAGGTGTTTTGGATGTAGCAAGTGGCCTACTATTGGTTGATGCCAGTGCTGATTCAGTAAGTATTGATGGTGGCTTTTCTGTTACAGGAGATGCAACTGTAGGTAGCTTAAATTCAGGCCAACTTGCCGGAATGCGGAACAGAATCATCAACGGCAGATTTGGGATTTGGCAGCGCGGAACAACTTTCAATAATGTTGCAGACAATAGTTACACGGCTGATAGGTGGGTAGTTGCGTTCAATGGCACTGGCGGCACCCGAAATATATCTTTCCAGATTTTTCCAAATGGAGGCCTTATAGCACCTGGCGCAAGTGGTGCTTATTTGAGATTCAATCAATCAACCGCTGGTACAGGCGGCACTTACAACGTGCTCATGCAACGAATTGAAGGCGTTCGTGCTTTCGAGGGAGAGACTGTTACAGCATCTTTCTGGGCAAGATCAACGACTGGATCAATCACAGCTAGGGTACAGCTTCAGCAAGCGTTTGGAACCGGCGGCTCACCCAGTAGCGATGTGTTCACAGCAGCGACATCCTTTAATCTTGACTCAACATGGCAGAAGTGTGTTGCAACCATTAACGTGCCTTCAACAAGTGGCAAAACACTTGGCACTAATAACAATCACTGGCTTGGTTTTCTCATCCTTCTTCCGCTAAATGCTACATTCACTTTTGATATTACAGACGTCCAACTCGAGCCCGGCAGTGTTGCTACACCATCTGAACGCAGGCCGATTGCGAGCGAGCTGGCGTTGTGTCAGAGGTATTTTTATCGGCCAAACATCAGCTATCTTCATCAAGGCTATGGCTCTGGGGGCTCTTCTACTTTTACCCAGATCCATTTTCCAGTGAGCATGAGAGATGTTCCAAATATCACGGCAGGTTGGAGCTCTGGAACAAACGCAATTGCATCCACAATTTCTGCCCTTAGCAATTATGGCGCCAATGCTCAATTAAACTCATCATCAACTGGCGATTATGCGGCTATCATCAACTGGACCAGCTTCAACGCTGAACTTTAACCATGACATACCAGCTAACCACCCAAGGCAGCATTTCCGTTTTTTTGGAAAACGGCTCTGCATTAATCCTGCCTGCCGAAAACAACGGCACCCCTGAATGGCGTGAATACCAAGCATGGCTAGACGCCGGCAATACTCCCGAGCCTGCACCACCGCCGCCCCCGCTTGGCCCTGACTACCTGGCCTTCTGGGATGCGCTGATCACCAGCAGCGTCTATGCCTCCATCCGCACGCAGTCAATGTCAAGCCTGCCGATGAATACCCTTGCCACTGAGTTCATCGCCCTCATCGGTGATGCCAAAGCTGGCCGGCCGAATGTCGCCGCCATCCAGGCCAGCATCAGCGCCATCCTCACCACTGGCACCTTCACCGAGGACAACATCGAGGAGTTTCAGGCGGCGCTTGCGGCAGGGCATCTCAGCGAAACATTTACGCTGAACTAACTGCTCTAGTTCAGTGGCTGTTCGCAGCAAGACCGGCACCGCACGGATTGATCACCAACCCTATAATCACCTAAGAGATCTATCACTCATGACCACCTTCTCCTGGAACATTGCCAATCTTGAGCGTGAAACTGCTGATGGCTTTGTATTCACGGCTCACTACACCATCGACGCCAATGATGGCACGTATTCCGCTGGAGCCTATGGGAGCATCGGCTTGGAACGGCCTGAAACGCTCATCCCTTACAGCGACCTCACCAAGGAACTCGTAGTTGACTGGGTGAAAGACAAGCTCGGCACTGAGCAAGTAGACGCCATTGAAGCCGCATTGCAAGCTCAGCTTGATGAACAACATGCGCCGAGCAAAGCCGCAGGCGTACCGTGGCCAAGCTAAGCTTTTATTTTTGAAGGCCAATGGCAGTCAAGAGCAAAGGAGGCAGCGCAGCACTTAAGCGAGTGCATCAGCCTGGTCCTCCAAAAACGACTAGGGATGGGTACGGCCAGCATTCGCGGCCACGTCGTAGAGGCAAAAAGCCCTTGCGAGGGCAAGGCAATCCTTAGTTGACAATGGAAACGACGAGGGCTAGCCTACTGGCTGGCCCTTTCTTTTGCCATGGCTTACGTTGATTCCTATTCCCTTTCCCATCGCTTCACTGACGACAAGACTGCCCTTGATGAGCCAGGCTATCAAGAAATTGTTCATCAATGCAATAGTGTTAATGCCATTGGTTTAACGAGACAGTTTTATCATTTTGCCCTAGCTTGTGGCTTTGCTCCCTCAAATGTTGTTGATGCTTTTTATTCTCTAGCGGAAGAGTATGGAAAGGCACATTGTGGTTACAATGGGGAAAGCAAATGAACGGAGACGAAGGTGGGGCAAGTTCGCAAACAAGGAGAACAGTTTGAAACATATATTGTTGCCGACCATCGCGGACAATTGTTGTCTGTTGGAGCAGATAGTGGCGCAGTAGATGCGTTTGGCAGGGCTCGCGTGAGTGAGCCCTTCACGCTTTTTGATAGTGCTCTGCGATACGACAAGGGCAGTGAAAAATGGAACGAGATTATTGCGGCTAGTGGCACGTCTGTACATTTGCCTAATGAAAGTTCAGTGGCAATGACTGTCACGGCTTCTGGTGATAGCGTGTTGAGGCGAACCAAACGTAACTTTCCTTATTTACCAGGGAAAAGCCTTTTGGTTTATCAAAGCTTTGTTGGTGCTCCTCTACAAAGTGGTCTCGTGCAGGAAGTGGGCTACTTCAACAATCAAAATGGTATTATCTGCCGAGCAAGTGGCACCACTGTGCAGTTTGTCGTGAGATCGTTTGCTAGTGGAAGTGTAGTTGAGAATGTTGTCAATCAAAACCAGTGGAATCTTGACACTGCTGAATGGCTTGATTTTTCTAAGGCCAACATTTTTACCACCGATTTGGAATGGTTGGGCGTGGGAAGGGTGAGGGTTGGTTTTGTTCGTGATGGCGAATTCTATTATTGCCATGAATTCAACCATGCTGGGCAAATTGACAGCGTCTATATGACCTCAGCCACTCTTCCATTGTCTTATCGGCTGGCTGCTACTGCGGCAGTTAGTGGAGCAACGATGAAACAAATTTGCTCGTCAGTGATGAGCGAAGCAGGCTACGAGCCTTCTGGCCCCATCTATTCAATTTCTCCTTCCATTGCTTCTATTCCCAATACAAGCGGAGAGCGTATTGTTGCTGGCATTCGCATGGCAAGTGGTCGCACTGATAATGTAATCATTCCTACTAAAATTGATTTAGTCACTGAAAGTGCCACCACCATTGAATGGAAACTACGTCGTAATCCAACAGTTTCTGGCTTTACTTGGGCAGCATCAAACAATGGTAGGGGCAATGTAGAAGTGACAAGCTCTGGCAGTATTGTTTCTGGAGGAACGATTGTCAATAGCGGACTATTTTCTTCTGCTGGCTCTTTGGACGTAGCAACGCCTGCTGGCTTAGCTTTTTCCTTGGGCACTAATGCCGATGGTTCTAGCGAAGAATTGTTTCTCACTGTTACTAGCTCTGGCAATGCAAAAGCCACGGGAATGCTGGGCTGGCAGGAGTTCCTCTAAAACAGTTTTTTGTTCTATAGTTAGAAAAGAGCTTTGGTACTATGCAAACGCCAGCGCCTTATGACATAACAATTCATCAAGGTGCCACGTTTGACCTTGATGTGGAATATAGGGATAGTAGTGGCACGCCTGTCAATATGAGCGGCTATACAGTTAGTGGTACGGTATGGAACCGGATGGGCACGACAAAACTTGCGGATTTTGCGTTTGAATGGACAGTGCAAGCAAGTGGCGCTTTCAAGCTTAAGCTTCCGCCTACAACGACAAGTGGCATCACTGAACAGGGACAATATGATGTGTTGATTACTCAGCCCAATGGAGACAAATACTATCTGCTTCAAGGATCAGCTTTTTATGATCCTGGCTTCACAGGGAGGTAGAAATCGTGGCTGAAGTTGTTGTTTATCAGCAAACAGCACAAGTTAATGTGGCTGCAGCAGGGCCTCAGGGTCCAGTTGGACCGCCTGGCGCTCCTGGGTCTGGGCTAGCTTTTCTATCCACTCTTCAAGACGTGAATGTGGCAAATAAAGCCAGTAATAGCGTGTTATACTACGATCAAGCGTCAGATAAGTTTGTAGCTGATAGCATTTATACAGTGCTCACTTTGACTGACGGAGGCAATTTTTAATCCATGGCTAACACCATTCGTATTCGTCGTAGAACTGGTGGTAACGCCGGGGCTCCGTCTTCGCTTAAAAATGCAGAGCTTGCCTTTAACGAAGTTGATGATATTTTGTACTATGGCAAAGGAGCGGATATAAATGGTGATGCAATTACCATTCCTCCCATTGCTGGCTCTGGATATGTCGTAACTCTTACGGGCAATCAAACCGTTTCTGGCAATAAAACTTTCACTGGCGTTTGTGATTTTAGTGGCGCTACACTCAGTGGAAATACTACATTTTCAAACAATCTAACAGTTGGCGGTGATCTTACTGTTAATGGCACTACAACCACTGTTAATTCAACTACAGTCACTGTTGACGATAAAAATATTGAACTTGGCAGTGTTGCATCGCCCTCTGATGCTACGGCTGATGGTGGTGGTATCACACTGAAAGGCACCTCGGACAAAACACTAATCTGGGTGGATGCCACTGATGCTTGGACTTCTAGCGAGCATTTTGATATTGCAAATGGTAAGAGTTATTTTATTAACAACAGCAACGTACTAAGTAGCACTGCTCTTGGAAGTGGCATTACCACTTCAAGTCTTACAACTGTTGGAACAATTAGTGGCGGCACTTGGCAGGGATCTGCTATCGGTGTTGCGTACGGCGGCACAGGCCAATCAACGTTTGCTGACGGCGAACTACTCATTGGCAATTCCACTGGCAATACACTTACAAAATCAACGCTTACCGCTGGTGTAGGCATCTCCATTACCAATGGAGCAGGATCTATTACTATTGCCAGCACTGGAGGAGCCAACTTCACTGCAGGGGATGGTCTTGATCTAGTTGGTAGTGAGCTTTCTCTTGACCTTAAGGCTAATGGTGGCCTAGTCATTGAAACCACTGAACTTGCTCTTGACCTTGGTGCTAGTAGCATCACTGGCACTCTTGCCATTGCTGATGGTGGTACTGGTGCCACCACTGCATCAGGCGTTCGTGCAGCACTTGATCTGGAAGTGGGTGTTGATGTGCAGGCATGGAATGCTGATCTTGATACGCTTTCTACTATGCAAACTGGCGCTGCAACTGCGCTAGCTTTGCTCACTTCCACGGAAGTTGCTATGCTTGATGGTGCCACTGTCACCACCGCCGAGCTTAACATTATTGATGGCTCAACATCAGCTACTGCCACTACGCTGGTTGCCACTGATACTATGGTCATCAACGATGCCGGAACAATGGTGCAAGTGGCTCTGAGCGACCTGGTGACGTTCTTTGAGGACGGCACTGCCTCGGGCTTCGAGCTGGACGGAGGCACGTTCTAAGCCTTTGCCCTCCTGTAAATACAGGATTTATCCCGCTACATAGCATTCAAGGGGACGCCACATGGCCAACACAATCAAAATCCGAAGAAGCGCCACGCAAGGAGCTGTACCCACCACAGCCCAACTGGCCCTGGGAGAGCTTGCCCTCAATACCTACGACGGCAAGCTCTATGCCAAGAAAAATGTCGGCGGCACCGAAAGCATTGTTGAACTCAGTGGTGGCAGCGGTGGTGGTTCCGTTGGCGTTGACCCCGTAATTGCAGGGATGATCTTCTGATGACTGCTCCAAACCTTAAAAGCCCCACGACAATTACGGGCAAGACCGCACGTTATGCCGTCACTGCATCCTTGGCCAATGCGCTGGCAAATTCTGCTGCTAGCGGCAAAGTATTCAAGATCAATTCGATCTTCTGCGCCAATGTGGATGGCACCAATCAAGCTGACATCAGCGTGAGTATTTACAACGGCACGACAGATTATTACCTAGCCAAGACGCTTACGGTGCCTGTTAAGGCCACACAAATCATCAGTAGCAAAGAAACCTACTTCTATCTTGAGGAAGGCGACTCAATTCGTGCCTTAGCAAGCGCCGCTAGTGACCTTGAGCTGGTGATTGGCTACGAGGAGATTGAATAATGATTGGACTGAATGGCGGCTTAATTGGTGCGCGACGTAGCACATCAATTCTGGCGTCCAACGCAGGCGTATGGTCTCCATTGGAGCAACTCAAGAACTGCCGCAATGGTTTATGGCCGGGAAGAGTGGTAACCAACAACTTGGTGTTGTACATCGATAGCGCGAGCACGGCCTGTTACCCAGGCTCTGGCACTGCCATCACAGACCTTAGCGGCAATAGTAACAACCTGACTGGCACTTCTACGTTAGGATTTAACTACGAAAACCTAGGCAGTTTCTTTTTTGACGGCAGTACAAGCTGGGCGACGGCTGCAAGCAATGCGTTCTTGCCGAACAATCTCTTCGCTGATAACGGCGGTTCGTGGACAGTTTCCTGTTGGTTTAAGTTTCCAGCAGTGCCATTTGGAACAAGGACCAGCAATCAAAGCTGGATGGTTGTTGGACGTGGTGGGGGTATTGCTACTGCTGCCACTTTTGGACTTTTTGTTGGCTCCGAAACAGATACAACATATGGAAGCTATGCCCCATTTAAACTGGCAAGTGTTATTCGAGGAGCTGTGACTGTTATTTCTTCTGGCTCGGTAAATACCGACACATGGAACTATGTAGCGTTGACATGGGACGGATCGTCAGGCTCCATCTATTTTAATGATGCCAGTGCAATTAGCATGAATGTCGGCACCGCAAATCTACAAGCGACTGCTGCATTTGTTGTTGGCAGCGGTGGCAATACGCCTTCAGCAAGCTTTGCATACTCCGGCAATATCGCTCAAGTGGCCGTATACAGCAGCGCATTATCGGCTGCTGATGTTGAGCATAACTACAAGGCCTTAAGGGGTCGATTTGTTAGTTAGTCAAGGAGGAAACTAGGATCATGATGTTACTAGGATTTAATGGCGGCAGGCTTGGAAAGAACAACGACCCACTCCCAGACAGTGCCACTGGAGTGTGGACGCTCAATGAGCAAATAAATATCAGGCGTCAAGGGCTCTGGCCTGTTGGGGGCGATGAATTCTTCGCCAATGTCTCATTATTGCTTCATTGTGACGGCACTAATGGCAGTACGACAATTGTCGATAGCAGTAGTTCACCTAAGACTGTAACAGCCGTTGGCAATGCGCAGATTAGCACAGCGCAGAGCAAGTTTGGCGGAGGTAGTTTGCTTTTCGATGGAGATGGCGACGCAGCTACCATTCCAAATACAAACAATGCGTTCACTTTTAGCACAAACACCTACACCTTTGAATGCTTTATTCGTCCTGTCGCATTGTCTTCATCATTGAAAATACTCTTGGACGCATCTGCGACGAATACAGGCTTCTTCGGCACTCTCTATTTAGCCCACAGGGGAACGACGCTTGTGTGGGGAACCAGACCTAACACTGGATCTCAATATGCCTATGTTGAAGCTACTGGTGGTACGTTAACGACAAACACATGGCAGCATGTCGCCCTTAGTGTAAATACTGGGGCTGCCAAAGCATTTATCAATGGCGTTGCGGTTGGTTCCCCAATCACGTTTCTAACACCTGAGTTTACACCGATTGGTTTTGGCGTTGGCCAATTTTCCAACTTGCTAAGCGCTGAGTATTCGTTTGATGGTTACATAGATGAAGTTCGCATTACAAATGGCGTCGCTCGATACACGGCTAATTTTACCGCACCTACTGTACCATTCCCAGGGCAATAACTAGTCATGCTGTACTCCTTCAACAATGACCGCCCAGCACCGTTGCCTTTTCGCATCCGGATGCCTAACGGTTTTACGCGCACTGATCCTTCCAGCTTCACCGAGGACGAAATCAGCGCTGCTGGCTTCATTGGACCCTATGTCGAACCTGCCTATGACCCGGCCACGCAACGCTTGGCCTGGGTGGATGGTGCCTACGCCATCGTGCCTTATTCGCCGCCGCCAACACCAAACTGGCTGAGCTTCAAGACCGCCATGCTCTCCAGCCCGGAGGTGAATGCCGCGATGGGACAAGCAACACCCTTGGCTCCACTTGCTGTATTCAGCCTTCCCGCTGCGCTCAATGCCGCCGTAGCTGGCGATAGCAGCGACTTCAGTATCACTTGGACCACGCTTCGCGAGGCCGGCCTCATCCCTCAGCCGGTGCTGGATGCCGTTGCGGCAACGGCAGTGGCGTGTGAATTGCCAGAGGAGTTCATCCAAGTGCTCAATCCACCAAGCGTTGAGCCCTAGCACGGTCAACGCTATTAAAGGGCTAAACTGCGGCAAGTTCCTTCTTTGCTATGGAAGCCTTCAAAGACAAATGGAAGCAAGATCAAGCTGATCACATTGCTGACGCCTTGCAAGAACTACTCTCCAATCCAAATTCTTCAGAAGCCATAGAAGATGCCCTTAATGCTTTGAACTATGCTTTTGACACATGGATGGAATACCACGAGCAAGAGAAGGACAAATGGGAAACGCTTAAAATGCGTTTCTGTTCACGAATCGTCTAGTTTGTAAGTGATGCGCAGTTCTCCTCCAAGGGCTTTCACATCGTCGGAAGCCTCTGGAGGAGCTTCTGTGATGATCATCACGCTTGGAATGGGAGCATCCTCCACTGGCAAAACAGTTGACTGAGGGAAAAGCTCTTGTGCTTTCTCCACTAAAGCTTCAGTTTTTTCTTCCCGCTCTTGCCTTTCCCATTGCTCAACAATAGCTTCAGCCTGTTCATCCACTTGCTCTAGCGTTTGTTTGATTTGCCATTGCTGCCAATATGGACGGCAATAAGCCAAAATACTGCCCAAGAAAAAAGGAAGAAACAGGCGAGGCCAGCGCTTATCAGCCTCAATAATTAGTTCATAGCAAAAGGCATAAAAACTAACTTCAGGAGACATGGAACTAAGGGCGGATAAACATTGCCCAACCATGAGCAGGGCCTTGTACGCTCCATCGCGGCAGCCAATGAGCGTAAGAATAATGCACTAACGAACCATTAGTAGATCCTCTATAGCCACCATGAGTTAAATTTGCCTGTCCATAGGGATCACAATGGATGGAAGCTTTATCAGTGAAACCAACAACAACACTCCAATGGCCACCACCAGAAGGTTTTTGATAGGGGCCATGATGAAGCCAGCCAACTGGTACGGGACGGCCTGCATTGATTTCTGCTTCAAGCTCAGCCCTGGTCACGTTTTGCCTGAAGATAGGCTTTAGCTTGAGCTCTTGCAAAGTTCTGAGTTGAGAACCAACAAAAGTGGTGTCGCCATATTTGGAACGTATCTTATTGTATTGATCATCACTATTCACTCTCCCATAGAATGCAGCAACCATCGCGCATGAACTACTAAAACATTCTCTATAACCCTGCCCAGAAGCGTTATCACGCTGGCTGAAATAGGGCACTTTCAATGGATTGGAAGGTTTTGGAGCTGGCCCTGCTCGATAAATAGAAGCAAATTCTTTCAATATGGCATCATCAACTCTTGATTGAAGCC